CATGGAAATGGGCGGAGACGCTGAAGACGACATGGCAGATGACATGGAAGACAGCATGGACATGGAAGCAGCACCAGAAGAAATGGCTTTTGAAAAGTCAGATGACGAAGTAGAAGAATCAGATGATGAAGAAGTTGACGAAACTTCTAAATCAGCTGCAGAGCAGATGCGTGAATATGTTGAAAAAGTAACACCTAAAATGGGCGACAACGGTGATAACACTAAGTCACCTGTAGCAGGTAAAAACGACATGGGCGGAGATGCTTCAAACTTGGTAGCAGGCGGAGAAGCTGATACTAAAGGTACAACAGGCGGACTTGCTGCACCTTCAACAAAAGAAGATAGTGCAGGAAACGTTAACGTACCTGGTGGTAAAGCTGCAAAATCAATGAAGTCTATGCCAAAAGGCCACGGCGCTGAAAAGAAAGGCGCAGGCGAAGGTGCTGACAATAAAAAAGCAGTTATTGGCAGCTAATTGAGGACTAAGGATTAATGAACTTACTCTCAGAACATTTGACATTCGACCAAGCTAAAATTGTCGTCGAGAATGCCAACGAAGGAAAAGACTTGTATATGAAGGGCATTTGTATACAAGGCGGAGTACGCAACGCAAATCAGCGTGTGTATCCTGTAAATGAAATTGGCAGGGCTGTCAAAACTCTCAGCGAACAGATCACTGGCGGATATTCAGTTCTAGGAGAAGTTGATCATCCAGATGGACTTACAGTAAACCTAGACCGTGTTAGCCATATGATCACAGAGATGTGGATGGATGGTCCAAACGGTTACGGCAAGCTAAAAATTTTACCAACCCCTATGGGATCTCTAGTAAAAACAATGTTGGAAAACGGCGTTAAACTTGGAGTATCTTCTAGGGGCTCTGGTAACGTAAAAGAAGACGGATCCGGCGAAGTGTCGGATTTTGAAATTATTACGGTGGATGTGGTAGCACAACCAAGTGCTCCTGGAGCATATCCTACACCGATTTATGAGCATTTAATGAATGCACGTGGAGGCTACAAGGCATACGAGTTAGCACAGGCAACAAAAAATGACACTAAGGCACAGAGATACTTAAAAGAATCGTTGGTTAATATAATCAACCGACTCCAATAAAAGGAGAATATAATGTTGGATGCACTAAAAACTTTGTTTGAAAATGATGTAGTTTCCGCAGAAGTGCGTCAAGAAATCGAAGAAGCATGGAACAACAAGATTAAAGAAAATCGTCTTGAAGTTACAGCTGAACTTCGCGAAGAGTTTGCTTCTAAATATGCACATGACAAAGAAGTTATGGCAGAAGCTGTAGACAAAATGGTTAGCGAACGTTTAGGTTCAGAAATTGCAGAACTTAATGAAGATCGTAAACAACTAGCAGAAGCTAAAGCAAAATATGCTATTGCAATGCGTGAAAACGCAGATTTGCTAAAGAGTTTTGTTGTACAGAGTCTTTCAAAAGAAGTAAAAGAACTTCACGAAGATCAAAAAGGCATGGCGAATAAGTTCAAAATGCTTGAAGATTTCGTTGTAGACTCACTTGCAAAAGAAATTGCAGAGTTCCAAACAGACAAAAAAGACCTAGCTGAAACAAAAGTACGTTTAGTACGTGAAGCTAAAGATCACTTTGATAAGTTAAAGACTAAATTTGTTGAAAAAAGTGCAGACAAAGTATCTAATATTGTTGACAAAGTTCTTAACAAAGAAATTCATCAACTCAAAGAAGATATCGAATCTGCAAGAAAGAACGATTTTGGTCGCAGACTATTCGAAGCATTTGCTACAGAATATAGTTCAAGTTACTTGAATGAAAAGTCTGAAACTGCAAAACTTATGAAAGTAGTAGAGCTTAAAGACAAGCAACTAGCAGAAGCAAAAGTAGAAGCTGTAGAAAAGCAAAAATTAGCAGAATCAAAAGATGCTGAAATTGCTAAAATTACAGAAGCTGCTCAGCGTAAGGACACAGTTGCAGAATTGATCAGTCCTTTAAGCAAAGATCAAAAAGAAATCATGATCGATTTACTGGAAAGCGTTCAAACAAATAGACTACGTTCTGCGTTTGATAAGTACCTACCGGCAGTAATAGACGGTAAAACTCCAGAGAAGAAGGCAATTATTACAGAAGGCAAAGAAATCACAGGCAATAGAGAAGAAACACAAGATAGTGACAATAATGCAAGTGCTAATGTAATTGACATTAGAAGACTTGCAGGATTAAATTAAGGAGAAACCAAATGTCAGAACTATTAGAAAGTCGCTGGCAGGATACCAAAACTGCACTTCTTGAAGGCCTACAAGGCACAAAGAAAAGCGTAATGGCAACAACTCTAGAAAATACAAGATCGTATTTGGCAGAGACTGCCACTACTGGTGCAACTTCTGCCGGTAATGTTGCAACTCTTAACAGAGTTATTCTTCCAGTAATCAGACGTGTAATGCCAACAGTTATTGCAAATGAAATTGTTGGTGTTCAGCCTATGACTGGACCAGTGGGTCAAATCCACACACTAAGAGTTCGCTACTCAGATGCGGACACAAACTCAGCAGACGGTACACAAACTACTGTTGCTGGTGAAGAGGCATTAAGCCCATTCAAGGTAGCTGAACAGTATTCAGGTGCTGCAACTGGTAAAGCTGAATCAACAGCTACACTAGAAGGTAGTGCTGGAAACAGATTAAGCATTCAAATCTTGAAGCAAACAGTAGAAGCAAAAACCAGAAAGCTATCAGCTCGCTGGACTTTTGAATCTGCTCAAGACGCTCAGTCACAGCATGGTATTGATGTTGAAGCAGAAATTATGGCTGCTTTAGCACAAGAAATTACTGCTGAGATTGATCAGGAAGTACTAGGAAGCCTACGTACACTAGCTGGCACAGCCGCTGAAACTTACGATCAGGCAGCTGTTTCAGGTACTGCTACATTTGTTGGTGACGAACATGCAGCTCTTGCAGTTCAAATCAACAGAGTTGCAAACTTGATTGCTCAGCGTACAAGAAGAGGTGCAGGTAACTATGCAGTTGTTAGCCCATTTGCGTTAACAATTCTACAATCTGCTACAACTTCTGCGTTTGCTAGAACAACTGAAGGTGCTTTTGAAGCTCCAACAAACACTAAATTCGTTGGTACATTAAACAACGCAATGAGAGTTTACGTTGACTCTTATGCTGGTGACGGTACAGGCGTACTTGTTGGATACAAAGGCTCAAGCGAATCTGATGCAGCGGCATTCTACTGCCCATACATTCCGTTAATGTCAAGCGGTGTTGTGTTAGATCCATCAACATTTGAACCAACAGTGAGCTTTATGACTCGTTATGGTTATGTTGAGCTTTCAAACACAGCTTCATCTCTTGGTAATGCAGCAGACTACTTAGGTCTAGTTGCAATTACTAATGGTAATGTAAGCTTCAGCTAAGACTTAGCAATTATAAATTACAAAATAGGCCCTACGGGGCCTATTTTTTTGACTATGCCTTCAAAAAAAGACTTCATTTTAGAAACATTCTACGAAAAAAAGACAGAAAATGGTACTATTTGGTTAGTACGTGTAAAAAAACGGACAGATTAGTTTACCAAAATCAGTTGACTTTTACGCGAAACTAGTGTATATTAGTGTTAATGTTAAAACATATAATAACAATAATAAGGAGTAACATTATGTCAAAATCAACAAAAGCAGTTGGAACAAAGTTCTTTAAAGAAGGAACACAAAATCAACAAATTTTAGCAAAATACTGGGGTAATGGTAAAGCATTTACATCTGAAGATCTAAGAGATGATATGGATATTGCATCACCAGGTGCTAGATTAACTGAATTAAGAGAAGCAGGTTTCGATGTTAGAGTAATCGACAGCGAAGTTGTAGGTCAAGGTAGACCAGTTGCTACTTACAAAATCATGAAAAGAAGAGCTTTTGCTTAATTTTTCTTAAAAAATAAGGCCCTTCGGGGCCTATTTTTTTGGCTAAATATAACACGTTCATCCCGTTCGGGACGGAAGTAGCATAATGCGAAGGAACGCACTCAACTGTAAAAAGGAGAGTGATATGAACTATAGAGACTTCGAACTTGCTCGCAAAAAAGAGCGTACTAGATTAAGTCATCTAGCAATAATACGCAAACTGATAAAAGAGCGTCAATCTAGACCTCGTTGCGAGAAGAATATCTTAAGCGATGATCCAAGATTGCAAAAAATATAACTTTTTGTTAAAATAAGGTTGACTTTTATTTTAGGATATGTTATATTAGTAAAATAAGCAGCAAAAGAGTAATTAACTTTTGTTTATTAGTGCATCGAAGAGGCGTTTACCAGAGCGTCGAAGATGGCTGTTTAGGGGTGGTACCCAGGCTTGGTAGTAGAAATACGCTGAGTCACATCGCTCTACCGAGCGGAAACAGGCTCCCTGGTTATCAGAATGGCATCTGTGGCGAGGGGTTGGAGGTGTAACCTAGTCCTTCCTAATATTGCTTATTTCTTTTAAAGGTGTACAAGTTTACTTGTATGCCTTTTTTCATTTGTGATAAATACTAATGTCAGATAGTGAAGCCATTAAGGTGGACTTATGGGGACACAACCCCGTAGCGGCTAGAACCCGCATCGGACTTCTAAATAGGAGAAAACAAATGGGAAGACCACTTAATAAAAGACTTTTTGGAGTAGAAGGCACAGGACCTACTGCTGCCGGAAATGAAATCAAAGTAAACTTTCACAACGGCTCAGGCGTTAAAGAAGGTTACATTGTAAAACAAAAAGGTTCTAAAAGATTCGTAGTTGAAGAAATCGAAACAGGCGGAACATTTACATGCACATTGAAAACTGGTGTATTACCTGCGGCATTGTCCTCAGGCGAAATGTCAATTTCAGTCCAAGGTGATGATTCAGAAACTTACGGTGTAAGTAAGATTAGTGGACGTAAAGTTACACTAGCGGCACCAAGTTCAACTGGTTCTAACGCACTAGACGGAACGTCATTAAGATACGTGCTTACAGGTTCAGCATCAAGCGGAGTTGTAAGAATGGAAGAAGCTGGTGATGATAATACATTGTCAGGCACAGATGACGACGATTTCACAGAAGACGCATAATGATATATTGGGGAGTTAACGCTCCCCAATTTATAAGGATTTAGCATGTCAAAAGTATTAAAAGTTGAAAACGGCAATTACAGTATTAAAGTAGAAGCAGGCGGTAACATTATTCTTGATACTGCAAGAGGCACTACTAGTGGCTCACCTGGACAACCTGCAGGCACGGTAATTGTACGCGGAAGTTTAGAAGTTGAAGGTACAACTACAACAGTTGAAAGTAACAACACTGTTATAAATGACAATGTCATAATTTTAAATAACGGTGAAACCGGCAGTGGAATCAGTATTACTAATAACCAAGAAGCTGGTATAGAAATTGAACGCGGAACTTTGAACAATGCAAAGTTTGTATTTGACGAAACAATAAATTGGACACTAGGCGGCGACAGTGGCAGTGGAACATTTAAACTTGTTGATACTTCAGGACAGGTTTTACCTTTGAGTACAGATGGAATCAAACCACCAAACGGCAATTTGTATTTAGATACAGGTGCCGGCATAATCAGTGTTACTAATTCAACCAATTATGAAGAAAAGATTTTTACATATGCAGGCGGTGTAATTACTGACAGTGGCGGCGGTGTTGTGGTAGATGACGATAATATTCCCAACACAAAAGCTCTAGTTGATTATTTTGCCTATGCTTTGACCAGCGTAGGTATATCAGACATTATCAGAGAAGACAATACTAAAGTAGAAACTTTTGATTTCCAAACAACAGGAAACCCTAGTAACGTTGTTATAGGTATTGACGGTGCTGATACACTTGTTGTGTACGGTGATAGGGTAGAATTTGATTCTTTAAGATTAGAAAGCAGTAAAATTAGCACAGTTGATAGTAATGCCGATTTAGTGCTAGAAGCACCAGGCACTGGTTCTGTGCAAGTAAATGACAACTTGTTTATTACAGAAACACCAGGACAAGATGATGTTGCTACAGATCCTGCAGCACCAACAGAAGGTATAAAACTTTACAGCAAAACTCAAGCTACGGGAAATACAGGCTTGTATTTTGTAAATAAAAGCAATACTAGAGATGAAATAATAAGTAATAATCGTGCATTAGTGTACAGCATGATATTTTAAAAGGAAACAAAATGGCGATAGTAAATCAAAGACTTACAACTACACAGCTAGATGCAGTTACAGTTCCAGCAAGTAAAACTTATGCTATTACAAATATTTTAGTGTGTAATAACAGTGGATCAACAGCAGCTAACTTTGACATGCATTTTATTCCAAGTGGTGATCCGTTAGATAACAATATTACAAGAGTAATAAACAATCTATCATTACCAGCAGAAGAAACATTTACTTTTGATAGTGAAAAAGTAGTTTTATCTGAAGGAGATAAAGTCAGTTTTGTTGCAAGTCCAGATGCAGGCGGTGGCAATACAACACTGAGCGTGACGTTAAGTTATTTGGAAGTGTAAATGAGACTTATTAAAAGACAAACAACTAACTTGAGAAGTATCACTGGCAAAGGTGTCCAGTATGATATTAACGATCAAGTTGTTGTCGACAGCACAAATACAATGCTTGTTCCTAAAGGAACAACAGCTCAACGTCCTTCAAGCCGTATCACAGGACACATTATATACAACACAAGTACAGATGAGTTTGAAGGCTATCAAAATGGTGCTTGGAGAAAATTTAGATACAAAGAACCTAATGCAGTAGGCATTGTTCAACAAAATTTAGGCAGTGGAGACGCTAACGAAGTATTATTTGGGCCGTTAGACAGCGGAGATACAGATTATCCTGCTCCAGCGTCGGCACAAAACGTTTTAGTATTTGTAGAAAACGTTTTTCAAATTTCCGGCACTAACTATACGTTAGTACAAAATCCAGGAAATCAAAACACAATAACTACACTTACTGTAGGCACTACAACTACTCTAACAACTGCAACTGCTCACGGTTATACCACAGATGACTTATTATATATTTCAGGTGTTGAAAGCACTATTGACGACATAATAGAAACTTTAAATACAGATGATTCTAGTTCTCCTAGCAGTCATCAAATTATAAGCATACCATCAGCTACTGAAATAGAAGTAGCAGTTGATACAGCTGGGGGTAATGTTGCTAATTATATACCTAGCAGCGGTATAACTCTTCGTGCAGGAACATCAACAGGTCCGTATCTAGATGGATACTACTTACAATTTACCTCAGCACCAGATTTAGATAAACCTATCACAGTACTTCACAACTTTGACAAATAAATACAGTGTCAAAGGAAAAATAAATGGCACAAGTTGGAAGAATATCTGGACCCTTATTAAAAGCAAATCTTGAACGTCAAGGCATAGATCTTGCCTTTAAAAATGTTTCTAGTTCAACTCCTGTATTATTTCTAGATGTTAATAATAACAGAATAGGTGTTAATTATACAGGAACACCTTTAAGTGAACTATACGTTCCTACAAAAATTAACACTACAAGTGCAGTAATAGACAATACAGCACAGTTTCAAAATTGGACAATTTCACCTAACGGCATAAGCATATCTTCAGGTGATATAAATTTAATAACTGATAACACAGTTCCATCAGGTTCGCCGATGCCTCCTGTGAGATTGACAGGATTTGGCACAGGTACCACTTCAGAACAATTCTTAGCAATTAGAGATAATAACATTGGTTCTGTTGACAACAGCGACATAGTATTAGATCCTGCAGGTACAGGCACAGTAGAATTTCCAACCAGTTTAAATGTAGACGGTAACATGTTTGCTACAGG